CACAGAAAGAGTGCACTTTTGAGTTTTTTGTGTCTACGGAGTAGTAAACAAATTTAAAACTCTATTGACCATTGCGATGGCAATGGTCTACTCCTTACATATTCAAAACTATCGATTTGGAGCGCGGAAGCTTTAGCTTAGCGCTCCAAATCGATGGTTTTGACACTATCTCAAAAACATTCGGCATGGCATGCGCGCTACCCCACAAATGGGAGCTTTCACGTGTGGGAATAAGGTAGACAACGGGCGGGCCTCCCTCGAATTTTACAACGAATGTTTAGTGAATCCCAAGTCAATTATAGCGAATGTCAAGAAGCAGAAACTGGGTATTCACTCTCAACAACTACACTGATGCAGATAGAGCGCGTATTGGAGAGTCCCTCGCCACCCAAGCTCAGTATGTCTGCTACCAGCCCGAGCGCGGCGAAGCCGGGACGCCCCACCTCCAGGGTTGTGTTGTCTTTAAGAACCCCCGAGAGCTTGGAGGCGTCAAGCGACTCATCTCTTCAAGAGTCCATCTGGAAATCATGCGGGGTACCGTTGCCGAATCCGTCACTTATTGCTCCAAAGAGGAAACCCGAGACGCCACTGCAGGATTTGGGTTCACCGAACACGGTGAGAAGCCCGACGGACCTGGACAAGGAGCTCGCACTGATCTTGCTACAATTGGAAAGCGCTTACGTGAAGGTACGCCACTTGCGGTCATCGCGGAAGCGTATCCGTCCGATTACATTAGATACCACAACGGTATCAAGGCCCTCCAATCCATTGTTCAGTGCAAGCCCCGAGTTCGCAACGCCGATGGCACGTGGCCAGCATTACGGGTTTTCTGGTTCTACGGATCCGCTGGCAGTGGAAAGACACGAGCTGTCTATGATGCAGTGGGAGAAGCGCCGCTCTATGTGAAGCCGCCAGGCAATAGGTGGTTCGATGGTTACTGCGGACAGCCGAACGTGTTGTTGGACGACTTGCGTGGTGATTGGTGGACTTTCGGGTATCTCTTAACCGTGTTGGACATCTATCCTATGCAAGTCGAGGTCAAAGGCGGGTATGTGCAGTGGTGCCCTAGCACCATCTACATTACCTGCCCTCGCCGCCCTGAGGACATGTATGCCGGGCAAGAGGCTCATCGAGAGGGATCTATGCTGCAGCTTACGCGGAGGATTACAGAGATTAGGCTCTATGGAGACGAACCTCCTCGAGCAGGCGCTATGGCGCCTGGCTTTGACCCTATTTAGATTGGTTATAATATTTAAGGAGTAACAATACTATCTACTGACTGATTCTGTGCAACAGAATGTTCCTCGCGGACGCCGAGAGTGAACTCATAACCCCAAAAGTTTGCAATGCAATTGCAAACGCAGTGTAGAATCTTTATCATGGTGGGAGCTGGTTGCCACTTGTATAGAGAAGAAATAGTGCGCGTCATTATTTTACGATGGGTGGCAAACGTGGAGGAGGATATGGAGGCGACCGCGGTATTGCCGCGGCGTTAGTCAGAATTCAGAAAGCGAAGCGTATGGCCTCTATGGTCAAGCGTGCTAGGGGGATGGGACTCGGTTCTCACCCTGCCAGCAAGTTTGGCCTCAGATATGTGCCAGCTGGTACTGCCGAAGGCATTGAAGCGTACGGGAACACGTTCCGTGAGGCTTCCGAGGCACAGCGCGCGAAGCGCACTGCCGATGCTTATTACGGACGTGGGGAGTACTGGGGTAAGGGTATCGGTAGCCTTATTGGCAGTGCGATTCCCATCCCAGGTGCTGGAGCCGTCTTGGGCGCCGTAGGCGACAAGGTTGGCGATTGGTTTAAGCGTAAGTTTACCGGTAAAGGTTTGTATGAAGGACGTGGGTTGTACGAGGGACGAGGTATCTACAATCACGACAATTCATTAATTGCTGGTGGAAGACCTGCACTTAAATTTAGCGGCATGAACTCTGATTCTGGTTTGACAATCTCTCATACGGAGTATGTAGGGGACGTGTTTGGTCCATCTTCTTCCGGGTTTAGCGTTACTTCCTATGCTTTGAATCCCGGAATCCAAGATGTGTTCCCTATGTTGTCTCAGTACGCTCAGAACTTTGAGGAATATGAATTTATTCAGTGTTTATTCCATTTCAAGAGCGTCGTTGATGGATCCTCCACGAACAATCCCGATGGCAATACGGGTACCATCGTTATGGCGACCGATTATGCATCGGCGCCAGGTACCTTTTTAGACAAGGGTCAAATGGTTGCTATGCACGGTGCGGTTTCAGGCCGCATCGTGGATAATAGCAACCATGGTGTTGAGTGCGACCCCAGCAAGAATATGGGCGCAGCCCAGAAGACTGTCCGAACTGGAACCATTTACGGTCGTGATGTTTCCACGTTGGACCAAGGCAAGTTTCAACTTGCCTTTACCAATACTCCTACTTCTTTCCAGAATAAGCAAGTAGGAGAGCTTTGGGTAACCTACACTGTTAAGCTTGACAAGCCTAAGATTTTTGCAGCTGCCGCAGGTAATGTGGCTCAGTTCCGTCTAGTAAGCGGAGCAGCGGGCATCGGCCCTACGCTGCTGCTCGGCACTTTCCCACTTACCGCTGTGCAGAATTCTTTGCAATGTCGTGTTGAAAACGCATTCTTAGCTGGTGCCGGTTCCGGCATGAAATGCGTATTCCCTGCTGCTGCTAATGGTGTGTATACTATACGCATGTATGTTGAGGGCAGTGTCATTACCTGCCCACTTCTCAGCAGGGCTGTTGTATCTAACAACATTCCTACAGCGACCATTACTTTCCAAGGTAATGTCACAGGTTGGTCTGATCTATATGGCTCTGGTTTGGCTCCTACTACTCCTAACGATAACGCGTGGCCCAGCATCGCGGCCGGAAGCGTTAATACCATTTTCGTGGAAGTCCGTGTCAAGGTCACGGCGTCCACGGCGGGTATCGACAACGTCGTCTGGGTGTTTCCTGTTGCCGGAGGCACTATTGCCCAAACAGCCGTAGAGGTGAACGAGATTACCCCGTTCAACGCTCAGAACGCCAGTACCCAAGTGGGGTTGTACCAGAATCAGTTTGGCATTATTGTGACCCCGTAGACGTATCGTTCATTATTTCATTAACTATAATCATGTCTTCGGAGTCGCAAGAATTACTTGACGAGGAGTTTCACGCCAAGCGTGCCCATCTCGATTATCTGGGGGCCCCTGACCCAGCAGAGATTAGGCGTAAGGCTGTACATGATCATTTAATGTTGTCACCTGCATCATTTCAGCTGTCTCAATCTCAAGAAATGGCCATGCTTCCCCCTCCTCAATACGACATGAGCTTGTCTCAAGACCCGTTCACAACGGCGTCTAGCGCCGGAGGCGCTTCTGTTGAGAAGGATGTTGCCATGGCTATGTCTGGACTGACACCCAGCACACAACGTAGTGCTGGAAGTAGAAGTAGTAGAAGTTCTCGCACAAGTAGATCAGGGCGTTCGCGTTTCAGCTATCTTGATTTACTAGATGGGGGATCGAGGAAACCTAAAGCCCGTGGATACGCGAAGCGCAGGCCTTATAAAAGGCCTTCTAGAAGGTCTGATTCTAGGAGACCTTCTAGACGTGAGTCTGGACCTTATGCTCGCGCATCGTGCAGTTGTGGTCACGGTAGCGGTGGCAAACCGTATAAGAGCTCTCGTAGGGGACGCTCCTATAAGCGTTAGTGGTCGTATCATTATTTTGTCTGTTTTTTATTTGATTTTAAGCAAATTATGCAGATAAACAGTATACAAACAGCAGAATCCCGCGCCATCGCCGCTATGGCGGCAGCTAGGGATGCTGCTTATCATCGCCCACTACCAATGCCTATGTATGATAGGGTACCTTCTAATTGGCGCCATATGAGTGAAGGTGAGCGCACTGCTTGGAGAATTCGGTCTCGTAATGCATCTGAAGATCGCGAATATTGGAGATTGATGTCTAGGATCAGAGCACGTGGCGCGAGCCACGTGCATGTTATTACTTCTATTTTGGGGGATATCGAAGCTCACGCGCGCCGGATTTTATCCATGCGTGGGCTTAATTGGAATCTCATGATTCCGCAAGCTCGGCGCGCGTTGTTCCACCAAGCGTATGATGCTTCGGGCGCGATGATGCGTTTTCCCGAAGCTATTAACGCTGAAAGGAATTGGCACGATTCCTTCTACATCCTTTCCGTTAGACTTCGACAGTGACATAGCTACCAGTATTACCTATGTCACTTTTGTGCACTTACTTCTGTGCGGTCCGTACGACGGTCCACAGAAAGAGTGCACTTTTGAGTTTTTTGTGTCTACGGAGTAGTAAACAAATTTAAAACTCTATTGACCATTGCGATGGCAATGGTCTACTCCTTACATATTCAAAACTATCGATTTGGA